CGGTTAAAATTGGTCGGGAAGACAGGATTCGAACCTGCGACATCCTGCTCCCAAAGCAGATATTACCCTTAAAGCAAACTAAAGTATTTTCATATCCCATTGTATTATGAAACAAATAAAGAATGTTTATTAAGACATTTCAAGCTGTTTTCATGCTTTTGACGTGTGGCTGACGTGTGGCTGAATTGTCAAATCTACAACTGAATTGACACTCGGCAACTTGCAAAAGTCCTGTCCATGCCTCCTGATGGAGACATGCCAAATAATTACACCCTTCCCATCTCCGATCTTTATCAGGAGACTTACGACAACCAGTGGCAGGAGCAGATCCAGCAGGCTACTTCCCGCCTGGAACGCTTCTGCGTGATCAAGTCCGGCCTGACGGGCAAGCTTCAGGAGTTCAGCTTCGTGGGCACCACGGAATTGGACGAGAAGCAGGGGCGCATGCAGGACATTGTTCTGGATGAACTTGACTACTTCAAGCGCCGGATGCTTCCGGTGAGCTTCTCCAAGCACCTGGGTTACGATGAAGACGACGACATTTTCCTGCATGGTCTGGATGCCCCCGTCACCCAAACCATCAATGCCCTCAAGTATGCCGCGGCCCGCAAGATGGACGACGTACTGTTCGGCCTCAAAAAGCAGGGCGGCCTGTATGTACCCTCCAAGGGCGGCATTTTCGGCACGGCGTTTGCCGGCAACGACGGCATGACCCAACTGGAACTGCTGGCTGAAAATATCGTGCCTGTCAACCACACCGGAAGCACGGCCAAGGATTGCCCGATGACGATTGAAAAGCTCAACCGGGGCATTACGCTCCTGCAGGAGAACGGTATCCTCGACGACGCTTCCAACGCCTACGGCGACCAGGTGTGCTGCGCCATCACTCCCCGCATGCGCGAAGCCCTGATCAATGACGAGCGCCTGCAGAAGACCGATTTCGGCTTTGCATCCCTGCGTAAAACGAACGGCGCCCTGGACCCCATCATGGGCATTCAGTTCGTCATCGCTCCCAATCTGCCGATTGACGAGGAAGGAAACATCATCTGCCCCATGTGGATGAAGAATTCCCTGTATTTCGGCTCCTGGAAGCAGAACAAGGTGACGGTGGAGAAGCGAACCGACAAGGAAGATACCATTCAGATCGGCCTCAAAACCATCATGGGTTCCACCCGCATGCGCGAAGAAGCCTTCCTGCAGATCAAGTGCAAGCCCCTTGTTTAAAACATTCAATCCTACATTAAATCATCATGGCAACGTATCAAACAACCATTGCTGAAAAACAGCTCGCCCTGGCGGACCGCACCGGCCTGCCAACAATTCCGCAACTTGCAGCTATCCATACCAGAGCCGGGGTCCATGTGGCTACGGCGGAGTTCACGATGCCCGCCTCCGTGGCGGCCGATGACCTGATCGCCATCTGCAATGTTCCCTGCGGCGCCCGCGTGCTCCCCCAGCTTTCCCACATTATTTCCGAAGGTGTGGGGACGCTGCAGCTGACCGTAGGCACGCAGGACATGGCGGATGCTTATTCCGCCTCCCTGACCGTAACCGCGGCTGGAACCTACCAGCTGACGAAGGGTTCCCTGGCGGTTTCCGGCAAGCCGATGGATTCCACGACGATGCTTTACGCGAAGGTGGGCGGCACGCCGGCAGTAACCGCTGGCAAAAAGCTTGTCTTTGCCATTGCCTACGGTATCCAGTAATTCTCCATTGTTGGTTTGTCCATTGGGCCGTCCCTGCAAGGGGGCGGCCCTTTTTCGCGCTCTCCCCGGCAAAAAGTAGTGACACTCGGCAACTTGCGCCAGCTTTCACCCTCCATTTATATTGGAAGGCAAATGAAGAGGATTTCCTTCAACGGGGGCGAGGTTTCGCCCGGGATTGCCGCGCGTCCGGATTTGGATGTATACCATCGGGGGGCGTCGGTGTTGGAGAATGTGGATGTTTCTCAAACGGGGGGAGTTTTCCGCCGGCACGGCATGAAGAGGGTAATCGCCGCGCTGGATGGTTCCGTGATGGTGTCCTACGTGTATTCCGCCAGCGATCGTTATCTTGTCGAGGTGAGTCCAGCCCTGCTGCGTGTCCTGTCCGTTGATGGCGATGTGATGGCTTCCCTTCCTTCCGTCTGGACGGCGGCTGATATTTCCCAGCTCCGGCACAAGCAGGTCAACAGCATGCTGTTCCTGGCCTGCCCTACACATGATCTCATGGTGCTCACGCGGGATGATGACGGTACATTCTCTCTTACTCCCTACGAATTTAAGAATAGGCCCTGGCGCTACGAGGAGTACCGGGATTTCCCGGTCCGGCTGACGCTGGATGACGGATGCTACAGGCTTTCTTTTGGCGAGTATGCGGGGGATCCGGATGCCGCCACCAACGAAGGGGACGTGATGCGCGTCCAGGTGACGGTGCCCCAGCAGACCGGGTACAGCACGGGGGCAGTCATCCGCCAGGGCTGGGTGATTGCCAAGGCGTTCACCGCGGCCTCTTCTTACGCTGCCGGCAGGAAGCTCTGCATCAACGAGGGGAGTTACTGGTCCTGGTGGACCTGTGACAAGGATTTCAACGGGGCAACGCACTACGTAGACGGCTTCACCTCTCCGGCGGATTATCCTGACCATTTCCACAAGGGGATTGCCTGCCATTCCAACACCATCACCTGCAAGGGGACCTGGACTTTTTATTGTTACAAGGAGTGGTACGGCACGTATGCCGTGGAGCGCCGCTACCCGGACGAGGGCTGGCAGTTGCTGGGCACGTCCAATTCCAAGGTAGGAGCCGCTTCCAACTTGCAACTCACCGGGGACGAGGCGGGCGAAGAATGCTACCTGCGCCTGATGCTTTACGAGTCCCAGCTTTCCAACGCCTCGGACCCCAGCCAGGGGTTCCCGGCAGATTCCTGCGGCAACAAGCTGGTGGTGGACGCCTACCGCAAGGACGTGGTGCTGCAACTGCGTTCCGGCGCCAGGCCGGACACAGTACAGCGGTTCACCATTCCCGCCACACCGACACTGCGGCATTACCTGACCAGTACGGCATCGTCCATCAAAGCAAGCCGTGTGTGGGTGGATAACGTGGAGATGACGGGAGCTTCCGCCATGCTGACGCTGGGCAAGGCCGGCATTGATGTGACGCCCAGGGGGATTCCCGCGGATGCCCTGGCCGACGGGCAAACAGTCAGGTTTGGCTGGACCGAGCCGCGGAAGACCGGGCACATTGCCCTGGATGCCCGCGGGATGCGGACGGTTTACCTTCCTGCAGGAGCACGGTTCGATGTAAATCTTGGCGCAGACCTCTACAACCGGGGGCGCGGCGCGGTGGTCAAGCTGACGGCTTATTCCGCTGCGGATGTGCAGTACACGACGCTATGGGAGAGCAAGACGGATGTCTACACCACGCCTTCCAGCGGGTTTTATACATTTCGGATCACCCTCAATAACGGTAGCACCCTGGAGGCCGCCGAGTGCCAGGCCGAGCTTTCCGGCGTGGCTTCCGGCGTCGTCAAGCCGGAGGCCCAGCAGGACGCGCCAGCTCCGGCCTCCGTATCCACCTGTGACGTGCTGCGCTTTTTGCTTCCCCTGGAGCCTACCGCCAAAGCTCATTTTTCCAAGGTCGGGGTACCCTCCATCAAGGCGTTGGTGATGGATAAGGGCCGCTGGACGTTCCAGGGTTCCGTCCTGGTGGATGGGGATAACCTGGTCATCAAGCCCAAGGGGCTGACAACGGACGATTTGGCCAAGGGCCAGACTGTCCGCGTCGAGTGGGATGTGGCCGCCGAGAACTTTTCCGCCGGCGCCAACCAGCAGACAGGGACCCGGTGGCTGACCCGGTTCCTTCCGGCAGGGACAGTTGTCAGTCTGAAAGGTTACGTCTGGATGTACGCCGGACAGCGCAACGAGCAGCCCGCCATGATTGGCACGTACCGGTATTGGTCGCCCAATACGTCTCAAGGCGATGGATTGCACACGACTCTTGCCGGTTCATGGACGGTTCCGGAGGATGGCTTTTACCTGGTCTACCTCCCCTTCGTCAATGCGTTTTCCAGCGTCATCCAGTGGCCGGCGGCTTCCGCGGCGATTCCGGCCTGTACCGGGCACCTGGAGGGAGAGGTAACGGACTTGACGGCCTCCGCGGAGTATTCCTTGTGGGACAATGTGTCCACGATTCCGGATGGCGTCCCTCCGTCCGGGGAGTCTTTGATGTGGAGCTTTGCCGCGTTCCGGGGCGTGTACGGGTTCCCGTCCCTGGTGGATGTATTCCAACAGCGCCTTGTCCTGGCCGCCACGCAGGCCCAGCCGCAGACGGTGTGGTTGAGTAAGACGGATGACCTCAACAATTTCGAGGTGGGCAAGCAGGATGATTCCGCACTGGCCCTGACGTTGAGCACCACAACGCAGAACCGGATTTGCTGGCTGATGGCCCAGTCCAGTCGCCTGTTGCTGGGAACGGCGGATGCCGAGTGGGCTGTTTCCGGCGGCCAGGGGGTAATGACCTCCACCAACGCGCGGGCGGATAATCACGGGTTTGTGGGATCCTCCGACGTGCCGGCCCTGATGGCAACCGACAAGGTGCTGTACATTGAGCGGGGCGGCGGGCGTGTGTACCAGTACGGGTACGATTATGAGAGTGACGGATACGTTTCCCGTGACCTGACTGTGTTTGCCGACCATGTACTGGCCCAGGGCGGCGGGGTTACTTCCGGCGACTTCATGAGAAAGCCCCATCTGCGTGCCGTGATGACCCTGGCGGACGGCACGATGGCTTTGATGACCTACAATTCCATGCACCAGGTTCATGCCTGGCACCGGCACAGGACCGAAGGCAGGATGTCCAACGCCGTGGTGCTGCCCAATGGAACCGGGGAGGATTTGCTGTTCGTGTTCGTGGAGCGTGAGGACGGCCGGTTTATTGAGGTGTTTGATCCGGACGGCCCGTTTGTGGATGCCGGCACCTGGGATTTCACATCCACGGTAATCACGAATGCTCTGGATGTGGTGGAGTCCATGGGCAAGGACAGGCAGGCTGCTGCCGTGCGCGTGTTTTTTGCCTCCGACACGGCCCCGGCCGGGATTGAGGTTTCCAATGATGGCGCCAGCTGGGACCGGCTCGGCAAGACCAGGACGATGGAACGCGGATGGCATGAATTGCTTCCCGCTTCCCTGTGGAAGCGCGGCGTGCAGTTCGGCATCCGGGTTTCCGGGGACCGCCCCCTTGAGTTTTTAGCTATTGATACGCAATGACAGAGCCTGTTGAGACAAGACCTGACTGGAAGGAGCTGCTGGCCGACCGGTGGTGGAGGCTGAATCATCTTTACTGGATTGAGGACAAGGACGGGCAGATGGTGCGCTTCCGCCCGAATTGGGCCCAGGAGGAGCTTTTCAATAACCTCTGGTACCGCAATACTATCCTGAAGGTGCGCCAGCTGGGGATTTCCACGTTTTGCGCCATTTACATGCTGGACCTTTGCCTGTTCGGGAAGAACCAGCATTGCGGGATTATCGACAAGACGCTTCCGGATGGACAGGCAAAGCTGCGCAAGATCGCTTTCGCGTATGAGCATCTGGATTATTTGCCGGATAATCCGACGATGGAAGACCGGGCATTGGCTGCCTTGGGAAAGAAGATCAAGGAGAGCTGCCCGCTGGTGGAGAGCCGGACCCAGCGCATGGCCTGGTCTACGAACGGCTCCGTGGATGTGGGTACGAACCTGCGCGGTTCCACCCTCCAGTTCCTTCACATTTCCGAGTTTTCCTATACGGCCCTGCACGATCCGGCCCGGGCGAAGAAGATTCGAACGGGGGCTTTGAATGCCGTCGGGAAGAATAGCGTGGTGGTGATGGAGTCCACCCACGAGGGTGGCAAGGCTGGACTGGCCTACCAGTTGATGGAACAGGCCATGGAGATGGTGGGCAAGCCTCTTTCCAGCCTGGATTTCAGGTTTTTCTTTTTCTCCTGGCTCCAGCATCGGGAGTATTCCCTGGACGGGGTGGAGCCGAGGCTGGACGATTTTTTGAGGGAGTATTTTGCCGATTTAAAGAAGCGCTACGGCATTGAGTTGACCGAGGGGCAGAAGGCTTGGTATGCTACCCAGTACAGGGCCAACGGGCCGGAGGTGAAGCAGGAGTTTCCGACGGTTCCGGAAGAAGCCCTTCAGACTTCCGTGGAGGGCGCCATTTACGGCAGGTGGATTTCCACCCTCCGGGCCGAGGGGAGGGTAGCCGCCGAGTTTGAAGCGGATGATGTGGCCCCGATTTATGCTTCCTGGGATTTGGGATTGAGCGATTTCATGGCTATTTGGCTCTGGCAGGTGATTGGCGGGAAGTATTACGTGCTGGATTACATTGCCGGGAATAACCAGGCGATTGATTATTACGTGGGGCAGATACGGATGAGGGAGAAGGAGTACGGCCCCATTACCCTGCACCTGCTTCCCCATGATGCGTCCAGGCGGGATTATTCCAAGACTTCCTTTGAAGCCGTGCTGCAGAAGGCGGGGTTCCGCACGGCTATCGTGCCGCGTACGTCCGATATATGGACCGGGATTAACGCCCTGCGCAATATGCTGCGCTACTGCACGTTTCACGAGCGGTGCAGCCGGCGCCCGGAGATCGACGGACAGAAGTATCCTTCCGGGATCGGTTCCCTGGAGTATTACCGCAGCCTGCCGCCGGGCTCCAACGGGTGCGTGAGGGAGATGCCGCTGCATGACGCCTGTTCCCACGGGGCGGATGCGGCCAGGACGTTTGCCGAGGCGGTGAGCCACGGGATGGTTTCCGGCCATGCCGGGGCGCCGGAGAAGGTGAAGAAGCCGCACAAGAGGCCCGATGCCCTGAAGGGAATGCTTTATTAAATTTTCTTCAAAAATATCATTCCTTACGCTTGCCAAGTGTAAAGAATGATGTGAATGGAAAGAAAAAAATTCATAAAGCAATTATTTTCATCATCAAACATCTTGTTCTCGAATTCATGCGCGCCTTGATTCAACTGTGGCTTTCCTAATAGCGAAGGCTTTTGCCGGGCAAGAAACGTTGATTCTCGGCAACTTGAACGAAGTGCGTCCCTATGCGATTTTTGAGGGATGGACAAGCTGACGTTTTTTTCACAGTGCCTTTCCCTGCTGGGGGAGCAGGAGTATGTGCTTGATTCTCCTGCGGCCAGGACGTGCGATTTGTGGTTCCCTTCCGTGATGCTGGAAGCGGTGTCCTACGGGCCGTGGTCGTTTGCCACAAGGGAGTCCGTGCTGGAGTGTCCGGAAGGAAACGGCCGGTTCCTTCTGCCGGAGGATTGCTTGAAGCTGTTGAAGGTGGATGCCAGGCATTGGCGCATGTCCGGCCGCACGGTGGTTTGCGAGGGGTGTCATTCTCTCCTTTATGTGTGGTATTTGTCCAACGATTTTGCCCTGGCGGAGACGCTGCCGGATAACGAGCCTTTGTTTGTGGAGGCTGTGAAGTTCCTGATGGCTTCCAAGATTGCCACGACGGTGACGGGCAAGCCGCAGAATGTGGGCGTGTTCCTGGATTTGTACAGGCGCTACATTGACGACGCCCTGCACCACGATGTGAGCCAGCGGGGGAGCAATGACCAGCATCCCCTGAAGGGTATTTTAAACCGTTCCATTTTATAAGGTTATGGGAAGCATCGGTTCATACGCGACGAATAAGGGCAACGCGAAGAGCGCCCTGGCGCAGGGACGCGCGGCGAAGGATGCCGCTTACGTGAACGCAGCCAATACGGAGGCGGAGTCCGCTTCCGCTCTGCGTCTCACTGCCGAGAATATGGCTACGGCCAGGCGCAACCAGACGGCCGCCACTGCTTCCGTGCGCGCCGCCCGCGGGGCTTCCGGCCTGACGGCGGAGGGCAGCGGGCTGCAGGCGGAGCTTACGACCGCAGAGATTTTGGAGAAGCAGATTTCCGATATGTCCTTGGGAGCGGCTATCAATGACCAGAACAAGCGCCACGAGGCAGCCATGCAGCGCTGGGAAGGAGACGCTACGTTGGTGAGCGCGCAGAACCAGGCGGCGGCTTACAGGTCCGCGGCGAATGGAGCCCTGGTTTCCACGGGGATTCAGGCGGTGGGCGCGCTGGCCGGAGGCATTGGCGCCGGGCTGGGGGCGTTCGGTTCCACGACGGCCGCGCAAGGGGCTTTTACCGGGTTCAACCTGGGAGGGCTGGCCGGAAGCGTGTTTCCCGGTTCCACGGCAGACCCGCGCCTGGGCATGATGGAGCTGGGGTCTTGGGCGGCGAGTCCGGCCAAGAGTGATTTCAGTTTTTATAATTATGCACAGAAGTTCAACCCTTTCTTGAGATGATGAATGCGTTTGATGCGACCGTGACCGCTTATGCGGAGGTAGGCCGGGATTTGTGGACGGACGTGAAAGATTGCGCTTCCCTGGGGCTGGCGTTTGTTTCCCCGGATGAAGTGTGTCTGGCCCTGCCTGCCGACCAGCTGGGCGAGTTGAGTTTCCCTCCCGAAGAGGTGCCCCCGCTTCCGGAAGGGTGCCTGTTTGTATGGTGGGCCGCCGGGAAGCCGCGGGAACTGGCCCGCCTGGCTCGGCAGTTTGCCAGTAGAGGTTTTACGCATGTGGTTTGGCAGCGTTTTTTGCGCGGCCCGCAGGTGCATGTTTTTCCCATTGAACAACTTACCAATAACACGAAACGATGAAAGAGATTCCTTTATACGGAGGTCCGTCCCTGCAGGCGTCCAAGGCAAACCCCGCCACGGCGGCACGAGCCGCCAATGGAGACCAGGGGCAGATGCTGGGCGGTGCCATTCACAAAGCCGAAGAGGGTCTTCAGGGGAGCGCTGAAGCGTTTTCCAGGATTTCTGATTTCGGGGAGATGCAACGGCAGGAGGTAGAGCTGCGCCGCATCCGGGACGAATCCGACGCCGAGTTTTCCAAGTTGCTTTCCTACGCTCCAGGGACCAAGGATAGTGTTTTTGATAAGGATGGTTCCATTATCAAGGGACGTCTGGATGATCTGGCTTACAAGTTCGGTCAGCGGATTGAGAGTTTGGGCGGGACGTTTTTCAACCCGGAGAGCGCCATCAAGGCACGTGGCGTCATGGAGTCCGTGAAGGCGAGTCTGCCGGAACGTTATTGGGGACTGGCGGCCAAGCACCAGTTGAGTGTAGCCCGGCAGGCTTTTGAGACCAATTTGAAGCTGGCCGAAGAGAAGGGAGATTGGGGAGGGTATGAGTCTTCCATTTCAAATGCAGAGCACTCCAGCACCATTTCCCCTGAAAAAGCAGAACTTCTGCGCGTTAAAGGGAGCAAGGTCAGATATGAAAAGCAACAGGAGAATTTAAAGACGGCCTTGTTTTCCAGCGTTTCCGCCGACCCTGTTCATGCAGCGTCTGCCGTCAACAAGGGGCTCTACAATGACCTGAACCCTCTTGACCTGGACCGGGCCAAACGCGAGATACGCCGCCGGCTGGCCGATATAGCTACACCCGCCCCTCTAACCGCAGAGGACCGCCGCAATATTCAGGAGAAGAATATTGACGCCCTGAAAAAACAGCTTCCCAACGGAGCCACCGAACAGATGTGGAAGTGGGCCCGCAATGCTCAAAAGAACGGAGGCCGGATCACGGAACAGGACAAGGTGGAGATACGGGGAGCTTTCAGCATGGAGTTGGATAAACTGCCTGTCCCCAAGGACCGGGATGAGGCAAGACAGATTGCCACCCGAACCATACAGAAGTGGTCCAAGCTTGGTGCTTATGATGGAAATGAGGAATACATCCGCGCTGTGGTGATGGATAAGCTGGATTCCCGGCTGGATGCCGCCAAGGGCGCGCGCAGGAATGACATTGGGCTGGTGCTGCGCCATATTCCCGACGGCGCCTATATTCCGAACAGGTCCGCGTCTGTTGAGGATGCGTACAAAAAAGGCGACCGGAAAAAGATTCAGGAAAAGGAGGCTGCCAGAAATTTGGTGGAAAGCCAGATTGAGGAACATGTCCGCGTCCAGATGGCCTATTGGCGAGAACGGAATCCTGAAGCGAGCATTCATGATGACCGGATGCAGATTTTCCTGCTTGCCGCCGAGAAGGCCAAGGATCTGAACGAATACGATCAGCAGAAGAATTTGAGTATCGTAGATAAGTCCAGGGAGATTTCACGCGCTTTCGACAGCGAAGCACAGGTAGGAGATACCAGAGAGAGGGAACCGGATTCAGGGCAGGATTTCATCGACCGGAAGAACAAGGAGTGGAAGGACTACCAGGAGAAGCAGGTTCCCTACACGCCGCAGGTGGAGGTCGGGAAAGACAGCGCTCCCCTGGCCGTGCCCATGTCCTTTGTGGCTGGCAGGCGCGCCGGGGCCTATGTGCCCAGGGAGATGTACCAGAAGCTTGTCCAGAAGTATGGAAGCCGCCCCTGCCTGAAAGCCACCATGGACCAGTCCAAAGCCTATAATGAGGTTCCGGTGGTAGGGTTTTACGAAGGCCCCAACAGGGGAATTGAGCTTTCCGGCGACGAGTACGGCAACCGCCTGATCATGCTCGCAGGAGACAAGGGGAATGCGACCGTCCGTTTCGCCCCCGAAGAGGTGCCCGGCATGATCGAGCCCGGCAATATTGATTTGAGCGCCCGCCCCGTCGTCCGCCATGCCGACGGCTCCATCAGCACAGTGCGTTCCATTTCCGTGGAGATGGACGGGAAGGAGTACCTGATTCCTACCGTTTCCGAGGACGGCAAGGTTCTTTCCGAAGACGATGCCGTGAAGCAGTTCAAGAAGACGGGTAAACACCTGGGCGTGTTCGATTCTCCGGAGGATGCCACCGCGTATGCCCGACAGCTTCACGAGGACCAGGAGAGTCTTTATGCTCCGCAGCAGGGGGCGGCCGATGTGCTGAACCAGCCCGTTTCCTCCCCGCAGAAGGCCGCCCAGGTTCTTTCCCCGGCTCTTCAGCAGTACGAGTCCGCCTTCCGGCGGGCCGGGGAGAAGTACGGCGTGGACCCTGATTTGCTGATGGCTATTGCCATCCATGAAACGGGCAACGGAACCAGCTCTGCTTTCCGGAATAAGAAAAACGCCATGGGCGTGAGTCCGAACGGGGGGGGCCCGCGGTCATTTGAGACGGTCGAGGCCGGCATTGACTACATGGCCCGGCAACTCGCCCGCAATTACTTGGGCCAGGGGCTGACGACGATTGACGCCATCGGCAGGAAGTACGCTCCGCCCGGAGCGTCCAATGACCCCAGAGGACTGAATTCCCACTGGGTGAAGGGGGTTTCCGAATATTATTTCCAACTTAAAGCTTAACTAATTACTATGTTTGAAACAGACTTTTTCCCACTGGCGCAGGATGCGAAGCATTCCAGATTGCTGCCCGATTCCCTTGACCATTTACAGGAGAATGCCGCTTCCCCTTCCTTGCAGGATTGGGGACAGGCGCCGAGTTCCCGGAAGCTTCCGGAGTTCAAGCCCGATGAAAGCCGCCTGAAGGTATTTTCCGCGCTGGCCCTGGGGGATGACGCCGACGAGGGGTCCAGAAAGCTGGTGAAGGCGGAAGGCTACCAGGCCCCAGCCACGCCGGACGATGAGGCTTGCCTGGGCCTTGATGTGTGCGTTTCGCTGTTTGGTCTGGACCAAGCCGCCGACCCGTATTTGTATTGGGCCCGGCAAGGCAAGGAAGCGCCGCGGTTCAAGGATATGGGGGGTGCCCACCGCGCTGTGTGGCAGGATTTTTCCGAGAGAACACGCATGGAGGATGCCGCCTACAAGGAACGGGTGAAAAGAGTCCAGCAGGAACAGGAGGAAATTTCCCGCCGGATGGTGGATTGCGTAGCCGGGAAGGAAGGCAACTGGGATGCGTGTCCTGCCGATTTGTTGAAGTATGCCGAGAGGCCGCAGGAGGCTGCCGATTCCATCATGCGGGCGCGGCGGGCGTATGCTTTTGTCGAGAGTCGCGGGTTTGAGGATGTCTGGCGTTCCGACGCTCTGGACATGGCCGATCTGCTGACGGTGAATGTCAACGGAAATGAGGTGCTGGACCAGCAGGCGTTGAGGCTGCTGATGACCGCGGTTGACCGGAAGGTTCAGGAGAGCCAGACAGACTCCACTTCTTTCTGGCGCAATTTGTACGGGAGCTTTGCCGATACAGTGCGCGGCGCGGAAAGCCTGGGCATCAAAACGGTCCAAACCGTGCGTGATGCGCCGGGCATGGAAGGGATGGAGAACCTGTATTCCAACACCGTGGCATCCGCACTGGGCATGAAGGGGACGTTTGATGGGCAAAGGCAGCTCTACGACCGTTACGAGCAAAGACGCGGGGCGCTGAATACGATGCAGGACATCATGCACGAGTTCGGCCAGCGGATGCGGGGCACGAGTCCCGATGCGTCCTGGTACGTCAAGGCGATTAACGGAGCCGGGAATATTACCGGGCAGAGCCTTTCCTACATGGCTCCCGGAGGCTGGGCCCTGGCCATGGCCGGAGATATGGGGCACGCCGGGAATGCCGCCGCCCGCAACGGGGATTCCCTGGTGGATGTGACTATTAACGGACTGCGGAATACGGTGGAAGAAAAAGGGTTCGGGGTGTTTTCCGTGTTTGGGCGCATGGGCGCCATCAACAAGCTGCTGACCAAGACGGGCACCGGCACTCTTGCAAGACTGGCCGCGAAGGTGCCGGGACGCACGTTTTTTGCCGGGACGAGAACCGGCAAGATGCTTTCTGCCCCGGCATTTGCCTACGTGGAAGAAATGGGAGCGGAACCCTTGGTTGGGGAGGTGTTCGAGTGGACGGCTCGCAAGCTTTCCGGCCTGGTGGGCGCAGAGGTGAAGCCGAAGGATTTCGAGGTGGTGGGGCCCGTGCTTCAGGCGATAGGGGATGTGGAGCAGTCCGGCGGGTGCGCCTTGTTCGTGGCGGCCATGGCCGCTGGCCACGCCCCCAGGCTGAAGCAGGAGGTGGCGGCGTTCGTGACGGATGCCCAGCAAGCCCAACTAGCTGGCTATACGAAGAAGCACGCCGAGGAAATGGCGTCTTTTTCTACTATGGAGCACAAGGCTGCCCTGGCCCAGCGTTATTTCGAGACTGATATTTTGAAGGATCCCGAAGGAGCCGCCGAACGGGCGAGGAATGCCGGCGCCGAGCTGGCGGACCGGCAGGAAGCCCGGCTATACCAGATGTCTGGCGCCCTGGACAAGGTGCTGGAGAAGGCCCGCATTGGACGCATCCGCAAGCTGGAAGGAACGGACAGGTACGAAGTGAGCCTGCGGGAAGGCGCTGTAGTAAACGGCGTGGAGATGGAGGAAGACAGGACCGTGGAGATGAGCGAGGAGCAGACGGATGCTCTGGTTCAAGTAGTGCTGCAAGGAGCCTATCTGAATGGGGTTCGCATGATGCAGGATGCCGTGCTTGGGAATGCCGTCGTTTCAGAAGCCGGGAAGATGGATTTTATTGAAACGCTGGACATGTTGTCCGAGGAAGCTCCTGCGGAGTACCGGAAGGCCGCCGCTGAAACCGGAGGGATGACCGTTCCCGGGTTCATGGATGTAGCCGCCCGTGCCCAAGCGCGGATTGACGCGATTGTCCGGGAAGAGGGCGTGTCCCTCCAGGAGGCCAGAAGCAGGACGGATGCCGAAGTGATGGGGAAAGTACAGCTTGGTTCCATTGCCGATTTGGCGGCGGCTTTTGAGAGGCGTCTTGAGCAGGGGGTGCGTTCCGGTGAGATAACGAGGGAGAGGTCCAAGGAGATCAGGAGCGGTACGACGGCGGCCAGCGCCGCCCACCGGTTCACGATGGCGGCCGATCCGGGGAGTTCCCTGCTGCTTTACGCCGGCGGCCATGCACGCACGGCCAACGTGATAGAGGACGTGCAGGAGTCCGCCCTGGTCCATTACATGAATTTGACCGGGAAGGACTGGCAGGATTTGTGGGAGCATTTGCAGGCGGCGGACGCCGTGCTGGGAAGGTACGGCGTGAATCTGGGAACGTATGAAGGTCCGGCACATGATGTCAGGGACGTGGTGGAGAGTTTTTCCAGCCTGTCCCTGTCTTCCTCCCTGGCGGATATTGAGAGTCTGCCCGTGCCGCAGTGGGTGAAGGACACTGCGGAGTTCGCCTTGAAGAATCTGGAGGATTCCGCCCGCATCATGCGCATGGGCGAGCAATGGAACGAGTTTGCCGCGACGGATGAGGGGAAGAGGTTTCTGGAAGAGCACGGCGGCCTGGCGGACGCCCTGCAGGCCGTGGGCGTGAGTACGGAGAGCGTTTTCCGCCAGGCGCGGATGGATGCCGCTCAGAAGCTGGATGTGGAGATGGTGCATGCGGACCTTGCTTCCCGTAGGGCTCCGGGGGATTCCACGATGACGCTGGGCGAACTGGAGGCGCTGGAAGAGTCCATGGCACAGATGGATGCCGCGGATGCGGAAGAGACCGCGGAAGAAGAGACGGGAACGGATCCCGTGACTGGCATTGCCGAGAATACAGCCTCCCCCGCTCCATTGGTGGAGGATGCTGGCGGCACCCTGGAAGGGGTGGGAGAAGAGGCCGAACACGATGGAGAGGCTGGCGCTGGGTTCCGCGATCATGCGTTTGTACGGGTGGCGCCGGATTGCGTGTTTGCCCAGGTGCGGGTGGATTCCCTGGCCCTGGCTCCGGACGTGGAGCAGTTCAAGCAGGGAGATCATAATGAACGCGGAGCCGTGAAGGGGCGCGAGCTCCAGGGACGGTTCCGGGAAGATGCCCAGCCCATTTCCGTCTGGCGGCGCAAAGATGGAGCCCTGCATGTGATTACCGGACGGCATCGGTTTGATCTGGCCGCACGCGACGGTGTGGAGTTTATTCCGGCCTACGTGTATCAGGAAGATGAGACGCATGACGCCACCTGGGCAAAGATGCATGACGTCGGGCAGAATATGCTGGACGGCCAGGCGTCCGCGCTGGAAGTGGCCTTTTTTGTCAGGAATTCCGGCATGAGCCGGGAGGAGATGGAGGCGCAGGGGTATTTGCGCCCCGGGTCGGCCAATGTGATGGGCTGGGATATTGCCACCCTCGCCGGAGATGAAGTGTTTACCCGTCTGAAAAACGGGGTGATTACGGATAACGAAGCGTGGAAGGTATGCCGACTGTCCGGAACGGAGGCGGGGCAGATGCTTGCCCTGCAGTTGCGCGAGAAGGGGAAGCCGTGGGATTACGTAGCAGCCTATGTGAAGGAGGCTGACCGGGTGGCTGCGGAGAAGTCCCGGGAGGGCGAGGCGTTTGATTTGTTTGGGAATGATACGTCCTGGCAGGAGGATTGCGAGAAGGTGGCCCGCTTTACGGCCCGGGGGATTGCCCTGATTGCCGAACGCCTGTCCCTCCTGAAGAAGTCCAGGGGCATCAGCCGGCGGAAGGACTTGGCGGGCAGGATGGGCATCCGTCTGGAGACGGACGCAGACTTGAATGCGGCCATTCATGATTTGGAAAGAGCCAAGGGGGCATGGCAGTCCCATGATCCGGCGCTGCGCCTTCATGACCGCGCCCTTGCCTGGGACGGCACGAGTGAAGTGAATCCGTTTGAGCATGTAACCGTTTCCGGGGCGACGTTTTCCGTGGTTGCCATGGACAGTTCCGGATCTGTCCTGGGGCCGGAGACGTTCGTCACCCGGGAAGACGGAAGTCCTGATTGGTTTGTGATTCCGCGTCGTAAGGTGCAGTCCGCCATGCCTGTGCGGCTGCTGGTGGGTTCCGATGTTGGGGAACACCGCGGCTATGGACTGACCCATATCCTGGCTTCCCGTGGTTTTTCCTTCTGGAAGGACCGATCCCCAGAACATTATATCAGTTCCATCCTGGCGAATGTGAGCGAGTTTTACGAAGTGGCGCCCGGGCGTGAGCTGCTGGTTAAGGGAAGGCAGCCTTCTTCATGGATGCTGCTTCAGTTGGACCGTCAAGACGGGTTTTATTCCATTGTCTCGGCTTATCCAGTGCGGCAGGGCAAGAAGCCACTCGGAAAGAAGCTCCCCCTTGCAGAGCGACAACCTGCAAACGCGAATAGCGGCACCGCGCGCCTAGGTCCAGGATCGGCAAGCAAGGCCGCTCTGCCGTCCCAATCCGCTGGCGGGGGAGATGGTTTTTCCTTACCACAAGGAGCCAAGGTTGTCAACGTGAATGAAGTGGAATGCCGGTTTGACGACGGCGCCATTGTTCCGGCAACGTTTTCCGTGGTTGGTTCGAATGCCAAGACATGGATCAAGTACACCAACCGTGCTTTTGAAGGGCGTGACGACGGCAAGATGCGGGCGGAGATTGATGCGAGTCAGGCAAGCTTGAAGACTCCGGAGGGTTTTCCGTTCTTGAGCATGTTTGATGAGTGGTCCAAGGGAATGGGGTACAGGAAGAATCCCGTATGGCGCGGGCTCCTTGAGGATGTACTGAATTTTGATGAGCTGTATGAGGCTTATCCATCTTTGCGGAAGATGTATATTTTGGCGTACAAGAATAGAAAGGATTCAGCCCGTGGTTATTATGATTCCGAAGAACGCTCCATTGCGATCAATCTGGCCCACATCGGGCCGATAGGGACGCAGCTTTCCACTCTTTTGCATGAGGTTCAGCACGCCATTCAGGATATTGAAGGCTTTGCCAGAGGGAGTAGCCTGGATGAGAGCGGGAGCCTTGATGGCTATGCGCGTTCCGCTGGTGAGATTGAGAGTCGGAATGTGCAGAGGCGTATCCTGTGGGACGGAGAACGCAGGGAGTCAAAGCCGTTCAATGAAACACTGGAATATCCTGATGAGGCGATTGTGTCTTTCTCTATCGCGAATGCGCAGGAGCAGGGTCTGTTCCTGGATGGGCATCTGGAAGCAGGAAATGCAGTTATTACAGAACCGGGTGTGACGTTTTCCATTACCGCCCTGCATGCCTCCCCTTATTCTTTTCGGAAGTTCACCACGGAGGAAATGGGGAGAGGCGAGGGAGCACAGGCGTATGGATGGGGGCTGTATTTTGCAGAGCATCAGGAGGTAAATAAAGCCTACATGAACCAGTTTGCGCAGGATGTGGCGACATGGAGGTTCAAGGATTTGGAGGCTTCCAACGTGGATGATATGGCACGAGGATTACGCGATAGAATCAAACTTCCGGAGAATATCAGTCGTGTAGCTATGGATAGTGCACTAGATACGGTGTATGCCGTTCTTGGCGATTTATCTGATGCCAGAGGAGACAAGAAGAAGATAGATGCCATTAAGGATAAATTGAGGGAGGATATACGCGTTAATGAGAATTATACGAAAAATTACCCCGATACGAAAAACCTGAACGATGCAGAAAATGTAGTTTGTCAGTTTTTGGTTGACCATCTGGATGAAATAGAAGTTGCTGCTGGCAGTCCGTCCAACTACCGAGTAGAACTGAATGTTGATGAGGGTAGTTTGCTGGGCTGGGAGTACATGGAACGCGACATTGAAGAGTTGTTGAGTTCCTCTCCGGTGGAGGCGGTGAGGTACGCCGTTGAATATGCCAGAAATGTGGCCGGTGCCCGTGGCGAGGATGTAAGCGGCAAGGGTATTTATGTCGCGCTGGTTGACGCTTTCTGGGATGGAGGGGATGATACTAAACAGGATGCTAAAAAGGAGGCGAGTCTGGCTTTACTGGAGGCCGGAATCAAAGGGATTAAATACGCAGACAGTCTATCCCGCGGAAAGTTGCAACAGACGTATAACTATGTGATTTTTGACGAGAATGACATCAAGATCACGGAGTTTGCGGATGAAAGTACGGGTGGCGCGTGGAAGTGTTACACAGATCCGGAGGCAACTTTCTCTCTTGCTACAGAAGAGAGCATTTGGGTGACGCTGGAGCGGGAAGCGCAGAAGAGCCGTCTGGATGTGCTGCGCAGCCAGACGGCAAAAGCGTTGGAGACGTGGCGCCGGGTTTGCGCGGCCAACGATGTGAAGCAGGGAGACGGCGCGGAGGCGTTCGGAAGGGTCATGGCCGTGGTGGCTTCCGTTTACAAGACGCTGCCGGAGGGGTACAGATTCGGCCTTTACCCTTACATGAGAGCTGCCGAGAATCTTGCTACCCGTCTGGAGGACGGGCAGGCATGGCTTTCCGATGAGCTGAAGAAGGAGACGCTGATGGACGACACCAGCGAGCGCATGGATGCTGTGATTGACAAGCTGCTGGCCCGCACGCTGGAACAGGCGGACCGGTATGCCATCGACCATATGCGGGCGGAGATGGTTGCCCGCATCAAGGCCGTGCAGCCAACAAAGAAGGCGAGCGGGAAGTTCAACAAGGGTAAGTTGAGCGCGGAGGATTACAAGCATCTGCACGGGATAGTTGCCATGATGAATACGGGCCAGGAGGCGAAGGAGAAGCGGATGCTGGAGCTGGAGGGCGTGCTTTCCAGCAACCAGTCCACCGACGAGGAACGGGATGCGGCCGAGCTGGAATTGAAGGATTGGCACACGTTCGGGCATTTGGCCGGGATGGGACTGGAGCAGACGCGCGCCTGCGTGCGTGCCCTTGCCCTGTTTATCACGACGGGGCGGACAGCCTGGGCCGCCAGGCTGGACGAGGAGAAGCGACGGACGAAGTTCAAGGCCGAGAAGATTGTGGAGGGACTTGGGCAAGCCACGCCTCAGGGAGGGCGTGACGCGGAAGAGGATGCGAAGGCGTCCACGAAAACGAAGGTGGCCAAGTACCTGAAGTACGGCTTGCAGTCCTATTCCCAGATGTTGAATGGATGGAGGAAGATTCCCGCCCTGCGCGCTCTGGCGCATGCCGAGGTTACTGCGATTGCCGAAGCAAATGTGGCGCTGAGGAATACGAAGCATGCGCGGGACCGGGAGGTGACGGCCCTGGTCAAGCGGTGTTTTGGCGTTCAGCGCACCAGGGATGTGGCAAGAGTTCTTTCCGATTTCAAGAAGACCGGGGATTCCGGCGTGGTGTTGAATCCGCTGGTGAAGGTGGAGCGCACCGTGAGGATCGCCGAGGCCCGCGAGTGGGTGGGTTTGTCTTTTGAGGAGAGGGAGGAACGACGCAAGGCAATCAAGAAGGAGTACAATGACCGGGGGCTTTCCGACGACAAGGCATCCGTGCCGGAAGCGCTTATCCCAGAGTTGCGCCGGCAGCTTGCCGAGTTGGATGAACTGGTGAAGGCTGGAGACGGACGGGCCAGGAGAAGGAAGAATATTACGGCGAAGGCGGAAGTGGTGCGCCCGGGCAGGAAGGGAGAGACCTTGAAGGTTTCCCGTGCCCAGGCGATGTATGCCATTTTACTTTATGAGCAGGCTGAGTACGTGGAAACGATGCGGAATGAAGGCATTGGAGAAGCGGAGGTTGCCCGCCTGCGCGAGTTTGTTGGCGCCGAAGGGCTGGCGTTCGGCTATGGTCTGCGGGAGCTGATGAACCGGCAGGGAAAGCTGCTGGCCCGTGTGTATGAGGAGCGGGAGGGGGTTCCCTTCCCCGCGGTGGAGAATTATTTCCGGGCCGTGTTCCGGGCGGACCACAAGCTTGATACGAAGGCGTCCTTCGGGGAGCAGACGAATGCCGTGGCCGGCGGGGCGAAGTACGGGATGCTGATTCCCAGGCGGAAGCACAATTTACACCTGGCCTGGAATATGGATTGCGAGGCCGTGTTCCAGGCAGCGAGCGCCGAGGTGGAGAATTATATTTGCACGGCGGATATTACTTCCCGCTGGCGCGGCATCCTGGCGGACAAGGAGGCGGCAGCGTCCTTGAAGGAGCATATGGGACGCCACGGGATTGATTCGCTGCGGCACTGGCTGGACGTGATCGACGGGGCCGGAGTGATGGAGGGGGGCGCCCTGCTGGCCGGGGCCCAGGCGACGAGCCGCTTCCAGAGCGCCAAGGCGGTGGCCCTGTTGTCCTGGAACGTGCTGACGATGCTCAAGCAGACCAGCGGCCTGATGCACGGGATGTTTGCCGGGGAGGTGGGAATGGGGAGTTTCCTGCTGCACCTGGGGCAGACGATGTCCATGACCGGACGCATGGGTGTGTTCGAGATGATGAAGACGGAGGCTTTCCGGGCGAGATCCAATGACGCGCAGGCGGAGCTGGTGAGCCAGTTGATGGGGTATGCTTCCGACCAGAATTACACCGGAGCGATTCGGTTTTCCATGGCCGGCATGAGGGCTATTGAGAAGATGGACGTGTGGAGCAATGCCGTGTCCATGGCTGCCCTGTATAATGCAAAGTGGGCCGAGCTGGAGGAGGCCGGTAGAAGGACCGGCACCCCGATGACGGAGGAAGAGATGCACGCCTTGTGCATGCAGAGCGTGACCAGGGCGCTGGAGCTGGTGGCCCAGCCGCTGACGCAAAGCCAGAAGAGCATGCTGGGGACTTCCACCAGCCTGTTTGCGAAGATGGCCTGTTTCATGAGTTCCGAGGTGCTGAATAAGGTCGGGATGATCGTGTCCCATGTGAGCGCCGGGAATTGGGGGCAGGCTCTTGCTCTATATGGTGTGATGTCCGTTGCCGAACAGACGGTGATTGCCCTGTGGCATGCCCTGCTGGATGACGAGGACGAGTGGGAGAAGAACGGAGGATGGTTTGGTGCCATGTTGGCTGCTCCGGTTGCCATGATTGGTGGCGTGCCGATGCTGGGCGCGGCGGTGGAGTTTGGCTACAAGCAGGCGACTGGCCAGCGCATTTACGTGGGCACCGCATCCGGAGTGATTGATTATTCCGCGATTCACCGGGCAGCCAAAAATACGTGGAAAGCCGTTACCGGAGAGAAGGAGATGACATTTTCCGATTGGGCGGAACTGATTCTGCTGGATGCCAAGGCAGCCGCCTATGTGGCCGGAGCGGGCGCCGGGAGCCGCAACAAGGCAGTTGATTCCGTGGCCTCCTGGCTGCTGTCCGTAGCTGGAGTGGCGAATTTATCCAAGCCTGGGTTTAAGTTGGCGGAATAAGATTGAATATTAAGGAGTGTACGGTGTATGTAGAGGTTACCATGCGCGCTTTGCTCTACACTTTTTCCATACTTTTTACTACTTTATCCCATGGAATGGATCGTCCTTTGACAGACTTTTTTCCACTGGCACAGGATGCGAAGCATTCCAACCTGCTTCCCGATTCCCTTGACCATTTGCAGGAGAATGCCGAGCCCCCTTCCTTGCAGGATTGGGGACAGGCACCGAGTTCCCGGAAGCTTCCGGAGTTCAAGCCCGATGAAAGCCGCCTGAAGGTATTTTCCGCGCTGGCCCTGGGGGATGACGCCGACGAGGGGTCCAGAAAGCTGGTGAAGGCGGAAGGTTATCAGGCGCCAGCTACGCCGGACGAAGAATATGATTTAGGATTAGGCGTATTCACTGCTTTATTTGGAGTAGAGAACATTAAATATCCATGGCTTTATTGGAAGGGTCAAGGGAAGGAAGCTCCTATATTCAATAACTCTAAAGAAATTTTTCGTGCTGTTTGGAATGATTTTTCAAACAAAGTGCGAAATGCTCACAAAAGACGTATTAATGACGTATGGAGGCGTATTAAGCAAGAAAAGTACAACACGGAATCTCCTTCTGAAGCTCTTGTATTGCATTTTAAAAGTGTCGTGAAGAATAACCCTGGACAAGCATGGCTAGATATTCAGTCTGGCGCATATC